TTGCAGAAGAAACAATGACAAGTGTAGTTGAAAAAGTCGATGACTATATGAACTACGTTGTTGAACAATGGATGACTGATAACGAACTTGCTATTGAGCGTGGGCTCAAAGGTGAGATCGCAGAAGATTTCATTAGTGGTCTGAAAGGATTATTTGAAGATCACTATATCGATGTTCCAGATGAGAAGTATGACATCTTGGAAGCCAACTTATCGAAAATCGAAGAGTTGGAAGATAAATTAAACAAACAGATGGAAGAAAATGTTCAGTTGAAAAAGGCAAAGGGTGAACTCGTAAAAGAGTCCATGATTGCCGACATTGCTGATGGGATGACTGATACTGAAACTGAAAAGTTCCAAAGTCTGGTTGATGATGTTGAGTTTTCCGATGAAGAATCTTATACAGAGAAACTTCAAACAATTAAGGAAAGCTATTTTGGTACTGGCGCAGTAGAAACTCAAAATGAGATGCTTACTGAAGAAGGTTCCGAAACAACCGAAGAAGTGTCTGATCAAATGGCAAAGTATATGTTTGCTATTAAGAAAGATAATTCTCGGGCAAAAAAATAATATCTAATAAACTTTTTAAAGGAGTAATTTATGTATAATTCAGAAGCTCTACAAGAAAAGTGGCAACCAGTTTTGAATCATCCCGATTTACCGGCGATTACCGATTCTTACAAACGTGCAGTTACCGCTGTTATCTTGGAGAACCAAGAAAAAGAAATGAAGGAGTCACGCAGTTTTTTGACTGAGGCAGAAATGTCCACAGCAGATGCTGTTGCAAACTGGGATCCAGTTTTGATTTCTTTAGTTCGTAGATCTATGCCTAATTTGATGGCATATGATATTTGTGGTGTGCAACCAATGAGTGGCCCCACAGGACTTATTTTTGCAATGAAAGCAAGAATGGGCGAAGGTGCAACATCCGTTGATGAAGCACTTTTTGATGAAGCAGATACAGGTAGTTCAAACGTTACCCTTTCTGCTCAAACTGGTACAGAGCCTGGTGCATTAAATGGTGGTACTGCTGGTGTATCTAATCATGCAGACAATCCCGATATTTGGGGTGAATCAGATGCCGCAAGTGGTTCTGATGTTGCTGGTACATACAACGTAAAAGGTGGTGATACTACAGCTGCCGGTGAAGCATATGGTGCTTCTGGTAGTTTGTTCCAAGACATGGGATTTACCATTGAGAAAGCAACAGTAACCGCAAGGACTCGTGCCTTACGTGCTGCTTACACAATGGAACTCGCACAAGACTTGAAAGCAATTCATGGTCTTGATGCAGAATCCGAATTGTCGAATATTCTTAGCACAGAAATTCTTGCTGAGATTAATCGTGAAGTAGTTCGTACTATTTACATTACTGCTAAGGCTGGTGCTCAAACTACAGCAACTGCTGGAACTTTCAACCTTGATACAGACTCTAATGGTCGTTGGTCAGTTGAAAAATTCAAAGGTCTTATGTTCGCAATTGAACGTGATGCCAATGCTATTGGTCAACGGACTCGTAGGGGTAAAGGTAACATGATCATTTGTTCCGCCGACGTTGCGTCTGCACTACAAATGGCTGGTGTACTTGATTACACTCCTGCTCTTAACAACAACTTGAATGTTGATGACACCTCTACTACTTTTGCTGGTGTTATGAACGGTCGCTTCAAGGTTTATGTTGATCCTTATTCTGCAAACGTAGCTGCTAGTCAGTACTATGTTGCTGGATATAAGGGTACTTCACCTTATGATGCAGGGTTCTTTTACTGCCCATACGTTCCTCTACAGATGGTTCGTGCGGTTGGTGAGAATACATTCCAACCAAAAATCGGATTTAAAACCCGTTATGGTATGGCTGCTAACCCATTTGCTGCTGCTGGTGCGGGCGCTGATGGTTTCCCCGCCGCTGGTCTTAACTCTGATGCATCCCTTGATGCAAATACGAACTCTTACTATCGCCGTGTTAAAGTTAATAACCTTATGTAATTCTTACTACAATAAGAAACTTGAC